CCGCCCGGTCCCCCTCGCGGATGTATGCTTTCCGATACTGGCTGTACAGCGGGTCGGTGTTCGGGTCATAGCTGAAATCCTCGCGCCCGAGTATCTCGTCAATGAGGCCGAGGATGGTGTCGTCCCAGCGGTTCGTGTACTCCGGCGCAGGGCCATAGCTGAAGTCCCCATAGTTGAGCATCTGATCATACAGGTCGCTCACCGTGCCCGCGTTGCTGCCGCCGGAGTAGCTCGGCGCGCTTGGGTACTCAAACATGTCCGGGCTCAGCGGCTCGAGGTAGAAGCTGCCGCCGTCTGCTCCGCCGGCATAGCTGCCATAGCTGCCGCGCACGCTCTCAGCGCCCAGGTTGGCAAGCTGCCGTTCGGCATCCGTCGTCGCGTTGTGCCAGTCGCGCTTGTAGCTCAGCAGTGACATGCCTGCATCCGGGTTGCGCTGTGCCAGCGAGAGGTCGGCGTCCGAGAATTCGCCGAGCAGCCCGCTTTGCTGTGCGGCCTGGCGGAACTGATCATAGGTGTACCGGCTTTTGGTCGTCGGTGATCTGAGTGTAGATATAGCCATGTTGCCTCCTTACTGCCGGCCCGGCGTGCTCCTGAGCTCGCTGCCTATCGAGTCCTCGCGTGTCAGGCTGTACAGCCTCCAGCCGCCCGTACCGGTGATCTTGATCTTGTAGTGGTCACAGCGCCGCGGCACCAGCGGGAGATAATAGCTCCGCAGCACCTGGCTCTCTATGGTGTTTATCTCTTCCCACGTCCCGCTCGAGTCGAACATCATCCAGAAGGTCACGCTCGCCCCGGCGTCGATGGAAATGCGGACCTGCAGCTTTGCTATCTGCTTTTTGTTCGGATCGTTGTCCACGAACTCCCCGAACTCCACCATGCTCTCCACCGGGCTCTCAATAGTCGCCCCATCCGGGATAGAGCGCGGCCGCCCGTTGAGCCAGAGGGTGCCGTCCGCGTCGAGGAAATACAGGTCCGAGTCCCATGCGAAGCCGAGCGCCTGCGTGTCGTCCTCCCGTTCCCATATGCCGAGGCGCGTGTCGTAGACGAATAGGCTCCAGTCCCCCGCCTCGTCCTGCATGGAGACGTAGTACTTGAGTCCGTCGCTGCCGCCCACGGCGTTGTGATAGCGCTCGAGCCCGAAAGCGGAGGCCACGCTCTGCGTCGTCCCGCCGGAGTAGGCCACGATGCCCGCCCGCGTGAGGAAGAAAAGCGTCTCGCCCGCAATGGCCAGCGAGAGGCTGCTGCCGGCCTCCACGCCCAGCGAGGCACTGCCCATCACCTGAAAATTGGAGGGCGCCGAGCCGTAGACCTTGTAGATCATCTCCTCCTTGAAGAATATCGCGTAGCCGAGATAGGAATAGCAGGCCGTGAAGTCCCCGGCGCTGCCCACCTGCACGGCGTAGCTGTCCGTGCTCAGGCCGTCGAACACATTCCAGTTCGTCGGGTCCCCGAGCTTGCTGGCGTATATCGTGTCTCCCTTGCAGCCCCACAGACGGTTTTCGTTCTCGCAGAGGAAATCTATCTCGGGCATCTCGCGGGAGAGCGTGAGCGCCGCCTCAGAGTCCCCGCCCTCGTTTATGGTGAAGCTGTTCTCATAGAACACAAGGGAGGTCGCCGTCACCTCGCGCACGACGATGGTCTTGTTGTTCCCGGGGTGCACCGTGGCCCCGCTTATCGTTATGCCGTCGCCGGGCTTGAAGAGCGTCGTGAAGTCCACGCCCGAGGCCGTGATGGTGTTGCTCTTGGCCGTCTCTTCGCCGTATGTCCCATCCACTATCTGCGCCGCCCCGGTCCACGAGGCGTTGAGGCTGCCGAACTCCCCCGTGAGCTTGTTGTAACAGGCCATGTCGGGCATGATAATGATATAGGCCCCCAGCGCCGCGAAGGTCTTCGGCCCGGCGCTTACCGTGCCGCGCTCTTCTCCGTCGGCGTAGAAGGCCGTCCCATCCACCCAGTACAGCCCGTCGTTGGCGTAAAGGCCGTAGGGCTGAGTGAGCGTTCGAGTTATGTATCGCTGAGGCCGCGGGCTGAGCAGCGGCGCGTAGTCGCTGCTCATGTTCTGCATGTCGTAGATCTGCCCGTCGAGCGCGGCAAGGTTGTGGTTGTAACCGCCGTAGCTCGTTTGGTTGTACTTTCCTATACCGGAGCCATAAAGCATGGAAGGCAGGCTCATGTCGCCACCTCCTTGATATCCACATACGGGAACAGCGCCTCCAGCTGCTCAGGCGATATCTGCGCAGGCGGGGAGATGGTCGCCCGGGCTATTTCCTCGCCCAGCTCAACGACGTCGAGCTTGTTGCGTTCCCGCGTGAAAGCCGCCAGATCATCGCCCGTGCGGAATCGCACGCGCCCCGGGCCTTCAAACACCGGGTTGCCCTCAGCGTCCAGCTCCGCATATTTCTTCACCAGCTCCGTCTCCGTCGAGCTGAAATAGCTCACATGCGGCCGCAGGCGCTCCATGAGCAGCACCAGCGCGTGCGCGCTCTTGTAGTCCATGGCCTGCGTTGCAATGGCACGGAGGGCCTGCCAGGCCGCTATGCACTGTTTGAGGTTCGTCATGTATATTCTCCTTACGATATAACTTTATCGTTAACGTAAACCGTGCCATACATTTTGATGGTGCTGCCGGTTATCTGCACGGTACTCGGGGCGTACATCCACAGGCTGTTCCCGCTTGACAGGCTCATGCTGCCCGCGCTCTCCAGCTTGAGAGCAAATGCAACGCCCAGCGCGTTCCTGGTATAGAGGAACATCCTGTACGTCGAATCTCCGCTGCCGCCCTGGTCGTCAAGCCGAAGCCCGCCGGCGAGGTATGTGTCGCTGACGTTCGAGAGGTAATAGCATTTTATCTCGCCGCCCACTCCATAGGCCGTGAGCACCGTTTCAAAGGTCGAGCCGGAGATAGAAGAGCCGTCTATCGTCACGCTGGAAATGTCAATGGCGCTGATAATGCCCGTGGTGATGTTCCCGCCGTTGATGGTCGTGCGTCCGCTCGTGCTCAGGTCGGTAAACGTCACCATGCCCGTGATCTGTACGTTGGTGCTCGAGAGCTGCACGCCGTTGCTCGTGAGCGTAAGCGTGCTGCTTGTCGTGCCGTTGCTGGCTGTTATCCTCAGCCCGCTCACCGTCTGCTGGAGGCTCGTGTAGTTCCCCTCGAGGTCGGAGATATCCGAGGTCAGCGAAGTCGCCGTCTGCTGGAGGCTCGAGATGTTCCCCTCCGCGCTCGTCACCCTGCTCGTCAGGCTGTCCGAGGTCTGGAAGAGCGTCGTAATGTTCCCCTCCGCGTCCTCCACGCGCGTGGACAGGCTCTCCGATATCTGATATATGGCCGAGATGTTTCCCTCAGCGTCCTCGAGCTGGGCGCTGAGGCTCGCCGCCGTCTGCTGGAGGCTCGAGATGTTGCCCTCGGCGTCCTTGAGCTGAGTGCTCACCGTGCCGAGATTCACGTTTATCTCCGCCAGGCTGCCGTCCACGCCGTCCAGCCTGAGGATCACAGGCTGATTGATCATCCCCGCGATCTCGATAAACGAGTTGGCGTTGATGTTGTCGAGGCCGAGGTTCGAGAGCGAGTATGTGAGCTGCTCCTTGAGCATGTAGAGGTAGTTCATTATCGTGAACACCTGCTGCTCCGTGCTCTTCCCGCTCAGGTTGGGGAACATTATGTCGGTGTTGAGGATGCTGCTCGGCATACCCGCTCTCCACCCCCTTTCTCATATGATCTGCGAAAGCAGCAGCGTCACCGCGCCGGATGTGAGCGCCGTGGCTATGTAGCCCATGAGCTTGCGCCATTTTTCGCCGTCTCGGTCCTCAAGCGCCTGCAGCCGACGTCCTTGCCGCTCCTGCTCTTCGACCATGCTCTCGAGGCTTTGCGCAAGCCTCTGTACCGATAGAGTCAGCGCGCCGATCTCGCGCACGGTGTTTTCGAGCATCTCCAGGCGCTTGTCCTGCCGCTTCTCCTGCGCGTCGATGCGTTTTGCGAATTCCTCATGCTCCGCGCGCGAAATCGGCTCATCCATAATCAATCCTCCCTGGGCTCGTCGTAGGTCATGGCGAGATCACTATCGCCAAGCCCCGCCGTGGTCGGATCGGTCACCACGCCGAGTATCGCAAGCACCGCGAACAGCGCGTTCACCACCGCCAGCAGCTTGTCACCCATTTCCGAGAGGTCGAGGCTAAATCCGAACACATAAGCCACGGCCTGAATCAGCAGCAGCAGCGCCGGGATGAGCGCCAGCCAGAAGTTCTTGTTCTTAATGCGCACCTTCCAGTTGATCATGAAAAAATCCCTCCTGTTTTTGTTTGATATCGGCCTTTTCGCGGGACGATTTAAAATCGCCCCTGTTTTTTCAATCGAGCGCTCATTTCCCCAGCGCACGATACAGCATCACCCATGCCTGCTCGCGTGTGCAAAGGGCGTCCGGGTTTTGTCCATCGCTGATGCCCGTAGCCATGACCCACTCCCGGGCCAGCTCGGTCTCCGGCTTCACAGGCTCAGGGTCCGGCTTGGGCTCAGGCGCTATGTACGTCACGCCCGCGCCTATACACACGCCGCGGGCTATGGCCTCGCCGAGCTCCGTGGTGTGCTCGATTATCCACGCGGCGAGGTCTGCGCGGTCGTGGAATTCGCACTCGATATATACCGCCGTCGCCGTGGTATAGCCGAGCTCGTACAGACCGGAGTTCACGCGCACGCCATAGTCTGTCGTTCCCGGGCTCGTAGCCTGCACCTCATCATATATGGGCTTGGCATATTGCATTTGTTTCGCCGTGCCGCCGTGGACAAACACAACGGTGCCCGCGCCGCCTCCGGCGTTGGTGTGGATAGGTATGTGAAGGTCCGCGCCCCATGCGTTGCTCTCAGCCACGCTGTCCTTGTACCCCTGCCCCTCTGGGGCCTTCCGCACCGCAAAGCCGCAGCGCTCCAGCGCGGACTTGGCCGCTTCAGCTATCCGATTGCACTGCACCTGCTCGTTCGTGTCCCCCGCCGCGTAGTTATTCGCAGGCTGTGCAGAAGGGGAAAGGTAGATTTTCATGCCCGCGGCCTCCTCCTTGTCGTCTTCCGTGTCGTCTCCGCCCGTGCCGCCGTCTTCCGCGAACCACAGCAGCAGGAAGCTGTACAGATCGCGCCCGTCGCCGCGCTGATAGGTCGTGCCATCATAGCACTGAGAGCTGCCCGAGCCGTCGAGCACCATACCATCCACGATGCCGAGGCTCTGCATCCGCTCGACTATGCCGTCGAGCGTATAATTGGTGGTTGTGACTTCGACCGTCCACTTGCCTTTGGCGTCCACTCCGAACCATGTGCGAAGCGTGGGCACTTTGACGTTGGGCTCCTGCTTCTTGATTACGTCATCCCGCTTCTTCCCGCCGACGAGCAGGGGTAGGGTAGAGAGATAGTTGTCGTTGCTCATGTCAGTTACCATCACGGGAATAGTGGACCTCATCGTGATAATCGGTCCGGAGTTCCAACCGAAGCCCCAGTCCATCCACTCCTCAGTAGATAGCACGGTGCCGTTGACTTTGTAATTGCCGCAGGGGGTAACGGACTTTGTGTTGTACCAGTGCCCGTTCGTGACTATGAGCTTGCCGGGGTATTTGCCTTTGTGCGCCTCATAGACGGCCTTGACGTTGGTGTATGGCTTGGTGTGGTCGTCGTAGATTTCTGCGCGGAGTAGTGTGCCTGTGTGTATCATGGTGTCACCTCAATTGCCGATTAACGAGTTGGAAAACTTTCTTTTTTCATTTGCATAATTCGCATTAACGCAATAGCTTTTAATATGTTGAGATTGTGCAATCCCCGAAAACAAAATAACCACCGATAATTCCGCCTCTGGCTAATACCTCAACATCGCCGGTTGCGCCGCCGTGGTTGCCCTCACTTAAAAGGGCAATAGAATTTTTCAAAACTGAAAGAGATACATCCCCGCTACTATTTGAAGCCGTATGATAACTACCGTCTCCATTCACATAAGTCAGTGTTCCGCTGCTTCTGAATTTTGAAAAAATCACAGTAACAAGCTCTCCGCCCCCGCCCGAGTGCGTCCCATCCACCCCGAAGATACTTACGCCCTCGGCTATGTTCTCCGGGACGAGGTTAGCGTCACCTGCCACCTGCACCGCGCCGGTGGTGTAGCGCCCGGACGCTACGGCTGTCTGCGCCGTGGTGCCGGGCGTCACGGTCTTCGCCCCCTGCGTCGTGAGCTGCTGAGTGGCTGATTTCGTGCCGCCGGACACATATCCCTTTTCCTGCTCAGTCGTGGCCGTGATAAGCCCGCCCGCGCTCACGTCGATCATCGGCGTGGCGACTTCGACCCGCGGGCTGTTGCCGTCATTTGGATTTGCTATCATGGCTGCACCTCATTATTTTCAGATTATTTTGGAGTCGCTCGTTTCCCGGCTCCAGCTCCACGGCCTTTTCCCCCCCCCCCA